TCATCAAACGAATGCTTTTCAGGCCATAACGCTTTATTATCGTCATCTAATGCCGACAGCTTTAAATGATGCCACTCTTCGCCGCTACCACCATCTAACAAATATCCGCTTAAATCCTCCTCGTGTAATCGCTGCATAATAACGATGATAGGCACATCTCTATCGTTTACCCTAGATCGTATAGTAGTATTGTATCTATTGTTTATAAAAGAGCGCCTAACGTCTGAAAGAGCGTCATCCGGTTTTAATGGATCATCTATAATAATAGCGCCACCACTACCAGCACCAAATCCAGTAATTGCACCTCCTGAAGATGTAGCATAAACACCACCGCCCTCAGTTGTGTACCATTTTTTCTGACTTTGAGAGTCTTTTTTTAGTTTTATATCCCACAAACGACCAAAAGCATCCGAGTTAATATACTCCTTTGTCATTGAGCTATTATCTAGTGCCAACGAATCCGAATAGGATAAATGTATAAACTTAGCGGCTGGGTTTTTTGCCAAACTCCAGGCGATATACATTTTAACGGCTAACTCAGTTTTTCCGTATCTAGGCGGTATATTTATTATAAGTCGTTTAATTTCGCCTTTGTGTACTTTGTGAAGCGTATCGGCTAGTGTTTCGTGAAATTCTGCTACTTGAAATTTTTTTCCGGTATTTTCTTTAAAAATATATCGAGTAAAAAACAAAAGCGATCCCTCACATTTTTGTTTAATTATTCCGTTAATACTCATCGTTTAAAATGTTGTCTATTTTCTTTTTTGCTTCTGTAGAAAGTTTACTAGTGCTTATGTCTGCCGTCATTTCGACTTCCTTACGCTCAATGTAACCCCTTTTTTTACCTTTAGTCTTTAAATAAAAAATAGTAGCTGTAGTGTTGCCCTCTTTAATTTGCTTGTGCAATTGACTTTCTGCAAAATCTAAAGTTAAATTACTAATCTCATCAACTGCATTTTTAAATTCTTGGTCATTGTTGTAGTAATTATAAAATGTTGATCTAGCGCAATCGACTTCTTTACAAGCAATCGTAACAATTCCTAGAGATTTTTCTAACGCTTTTAAAAGTTTCTTTTTTATAGTGTCCAAAGTGTCCATTTTTTTTGTCATAAAAGCAAAGTTAAACAAATTAAAAAGCATAAAAAAACCCCCTAATTAAAGGAGGTTTAAATAATTATAATTTAAAATAGCTTTTCTTGCTTTACTGTTGCTTTAAATCGTTTTTCAGCTTCTTTCATATTTAAAATAGCTTGTTTAAAATAACTACTTTTTAACTCAATACCGATAGCTTTACGGCCCATTGATACCGGACTAAAAACCTCACTACCAACGCCCATAAAAGGAGTTAATACTATTTCATCAGGATTAGAATATAACTCAACAATTCTATCAATAACGTCTAGCTGTAATGGGTGTACGTGCTTTTCGTCATCCTCTTCGCGACTATCTCTAAAAGGCAAAACGTTGTCGTTTCTTATGTCATCCCAAACACTAGACGCGTATCGCTGCCATATGTAATGATTTAATTTAGTTATTTTATCGTCTTCATTTCTGTTATTAAGAAGCTCCCACAACTCCTCTTCATTAAGACTAGATTTGTTTGCATTATTCCAAGCTCTTAAAATATTTGGTAAAATTGGAATTTCTCCGGCATAGTGATTAATACCAAATTCGTGAGTAACTGGTACTTTGTTTTCGCCTTTTTTAGTAAACACTAAAACGTAATCAGGCATTGCGGTAAAACACTTTGTAGAGTCCTCTACTATAAACTTGTGCATTAAACTCTGTACCATTGTACGCATACGAACTTTTAACGGCTCTTTCCATATTGTAATACGATTTCGATACTCAAAACCATACTTTTGATGTATTCTAATTATTTCATTTGGAAAATCCCACAACCTACAAGTATTATCAAAAACATCAGTACAATGAACGGCAGTAATTCGACCATCTTTTGTAACTCTTGCAATCTCTTTTACTAAATATTCGTATTGCTCTAAAAATTGCTCTTTGCTTTCGCAGTTAGACATATCGTGTTCGCTGCTAGAATAATTATACAATCCAGCAAACGGAGGAGAATATACCGACAAATCAATACTTTTATCTTCTAATGTTGGCATAACTAACATACAATCGCTTTCGTATATGCTGTATCTTTCTGTGTGTAACTGATCTTTTACTTTGTTTTCCATTTTTATAAAAATTTAGGTTTAATTAATTCTTTGTTAAATTCTTTGTTTACGTCTATAAAGGTGCTGTTTACGTTTTGCGTAAGGTTTTTATGTAATTGTATTGCTTTTTGAGTTTTTTGCTCTAAAGCTTCTAATACTCTAGTTTGTCCGTCTGAAATAACCATATCTATAGTAACATTGTTTTTTTGTCCAAACCTCCAAAACCTCCTAATAGCCTGGTAATATTGCTCGTAACTGTATGTAGGAAAAAATACAGAATGATTACAATGTTGCCAATTTAGGCCCATAGATGTCATTTTTGCTTTTGTTATAAGTCTTTTTATATCGCCATCCGCAAAAGCTTTTAGTATTTCTTCTTTTTTATCTATTGATTGACTTCCTATAATTTCTACAGCTTCTTTGTCATTTTCTCGTAATATCCTACTCTCTTCGTTTCTGTTAACCCAATAAACCGAGGTTTTGCCTTTTGCTAGTTCTAGCGCCTTTTCACATCTTTTGTCTATTGTTTGCTTTACCTCTGATCTTATTTCGTTAAAGTTCTTTGCTGGTCTATTAAACATTTGAATCTGCCCATCTATTTCTAATAAACTATTGTTTTTTACAACGTGTTTATTTAAAATTAATTCAGGTAATATATATTTTTTATCACTAAATCCTAAATCGCTAGGCATTTTAGCCATAATAGACCATTGATTTACCCAAGCAAAGAAGCTTTTTTCTGCGTGAGGTTTTAAATAAAACTTTTCGCCTATATTTCTGTTAGTGCTATCTACGCTGTTTTGATTGTTTTTAAAAAACTTGCCTAACATATCCATATAACCCATATACCCCAAAGCCTCGGAACTAGTGCCAAGCTCTATAAAATCGTTAGGAGATGGCGTCGCGGTGCTTAAAAATCTATAAGGTATTTTCTTAATAAAAGATGTAATATTATTTTTAATTTTTCCGTCAAAGTTTTTTAATATACTGCTTTCATCTAGTATAACACATTTAAAGTCAGTTTCATTAAAATAATGCAATCGCTCGTAATTGCAAACTACTATCTTTTTTGTGTGCTTTCCGTCTTTTGATATTTCAATATCGTCGGTAATTTTACGCTCTTTTGCTTCTTTTATAAATTGAAAACCTACAGCTAAAGGCGTTAATATCAGCACTTTTTTATTAGTGTGATTAATAATGTTTTTTGCTATAGCAAGCTGTACTAAGGTTTTACCTAGTCCGGTATCTAAAAATATAGCGGATCGACCTTTTTTAATAGCTTTTTTAATTACATATTCTTGAAAATCAAAAGCACAATCCGGTATATAATTGGCTTTAAAACCAAAATCGCCGATACTGTGTTTTTTGTTTTCTAAAAACTTTAAGTATTCCATTTGTTAAAAATTTAATTAATATGCACCAAAAATAAAAAATTATTTTCATTAATTAAGCATAAAACAAAAAAAACTTTCATAAATAGAAAAACGCATCATTTCTGACGCGTTTAACTAATTAATCAAATTGGATAAAACAAATAACTATTAACCCCCTACAATAAATAGTTACACAAAACTAATGTTTTTTTTTCAATTACAAAAATTATTTTATATTTATTTTCCGCACATTTCGCACGTTTCTAAATTATTGTCATTTTCTTCTTTTGTTTCTTCAATAGGTAAATCATAAACTGGCAAGTCTAAACCCCAGTCTGTAATTTGTTTAACATCCCACTCATTAGCTAGTAAATCCCAATCCCATTCTCCGAAGCCGACGTTATCTTTTATTATAAATTCTTTTTTTTGTTCATCAGTCCATCCGGTAGCGATGTCAATCCAAACCTCAAACAGTCCGGCAGATTTACACGCCTTTAAACGCATATTTCCGCCTAGTACTATCATATTTTCATCAACTACTATTGGCCGCTTCTCTAACATCTCAGGAAACGTATTAATTGACTTGACTAATTTTTTAAATTTAGAATCTTTTATGAATCTAGGATTTTTTGGATTCTCTTTTACAGATGCAATGTTTACAAGTTTTTTCATTTGATTTCCCAGTGTTTGTCGTAAAAGTACAAATATAATTCCCAGCATTTACGTTGCGCTTCCTCCTGGTCATAAATTTTAGGAGATTTTTTAGTTTTTCCGTTATCATTAATTTCAATTTTTAAACCTTTAGTAGTTGGTAATATGCCTACAGTAATATTATTATTTAAACACCATTGCATAGCTTTTCGATGTTTGTCGGATACTGTAATCCTAATTTTTTTCTTTTTTTTAGGCATTAGTTTTTATTTAAAATGGTACATCGTCATCGGTAGCGACTTCATATTTTTTGTCGTTATCGTCGACATTTCGATATACTCCGCCTCTTTTGAAGTCAGGAGCGATGTCAAACTCGCCTAGCTGTCCGTTTTCTTTTCTCTTAACCTTTTCAACATACATTTTCACAGTATCGGAGTCGAATTTTGTTTTTTGCCCTATGCACCTGAAAACTATTAATCCATTGTAGGCCTTGTTAAAAAAGTCAGCAGAGCCGCTTATATCGTATAACGTTGGTTTTTTATAGTTTCCGTTTTCGCTTTCAATTTTCCTAGGATGCGCCACTAAAAAAAGATGCGTATTTGTTTGCTGGCAAAATTGCGTAATTTCAGAAAGCACTCTACCGATGTATGAATGGTCTCTTTGCGCTGAATGGTCAAGCATATTCCAAGGATCAATTACGCATACATTTATACCTTTTTGAAATACCAAATCCCTAAAAGCGTTTAAAATGCCTTTTAATGTTAAATTTTCTAAATCAATTTTAACCCAATAAAAATGATCCTTTATAAAATCCTTTGTATTATTAAGCTGTTCGTTATTGCAGTTGGTTTCATTTAATTTGTTTGCAATTCTTTTAATGTGGCCCTCATACGGAAATGACTCAGGCGCAAAAATACCGCAACGCATATCGTGATCTAAAGCCAAATTACAAAAAACCTGATCTATTACGTCAGACTTTCCGGAGTTTGGTATTCCGGTAACTACAGTCCATTCGCCCATAGACATTTTAAAAAATTCGTCTGAATTAGGCAACCCTATAGAATAGTTTTTTACGCCGGCTTCGTTGTAGCTTAATACAGATTTCCAAATATCCGAGATGTTTAAAATACCCTCTAACGGAAAGTTTTTAGGCTCATTTAAAACGCTTCTAAGCGTTTCAGCTCCTTTTTTAGTTAGCAATTCATTAGCGTCTTTATACTCGCCGAAATCTATGTATTTGCATTTATACGCTCCAAATCTTCGCGCTAGTTCATTTCTTAACTCAATGCCGGCAGTATCGTTGTCGGTGCAAAGTATAATCTCTTTTTTGTGCTTAAAATAAGTCCAGCAGTTGTCTAAATATTCTAATCGTTGGTTACCTTTACTCGCGCCATTTGGAACGCTACAAACGGAATAAATACCGCTTTCGTGCAAAGATAATGCGTCCATTTCTCCCTCAACGATGTAAATTTTATCCATCGTTTTAATGTTGTCCAAGCCGTAAAAAATTAGTTCAGCGCCTGACACCATTTTAAAGTTTTTTTCTGCATCTCTAAATTTAACGTTTACGAGTTCATTCTCTCTGTAGTAATTAAAATTTACAGCTTTACGCTTTGCGTTTACTTGTGGAAACCATTCGATAGACTGCCCTACTTTCCAATGCTTTAGAGTCGGCTCTGTAATGCCACGCGTTTTAAACCAATCTATAACAGCATCCGACAAATCTAATTTAATAGGATTGGGAACTATGTAATCTTGTTTTTTTTCAAATTTAGTAGTACCACCATAACCGCAGTTATGGCAGTTAAACAAGCCTTTATCTACATCAACAGATAAACATTTATCTTTTTTGTTTTTTCGTGTATGGCTGCATTTTGGACATTGTGTTTTAATCTTGCCGGTTGATTTATTGCCGACATCAATGTTAAAATCTTGAAATGTTTTCATAGGGTTAATTTGATTTTTGCTAAATTAAAAAAATATTTTTATTATTCTATTAATACAGAGCCATTTTTTAATAAAATTTCGTCGGATGTTTTTGTTAATGCTTCGCGATCAAAATCAAATGCTTTGCAAATCTCCTGGATTTTACAAAAATCATTAAAATTAAAATCATTTAAAAGCCATTTAATGAACTCAATTTTGTTAGATGTTAATTTATCCGATAAATCTCTATCGTCTACGGATTCGACTTTGTTATAGTACTCAGTCTCAATGTAAAGTAAATCCTCTATAGTTCGGTTTAAATTTAATTTAGTTCGCCTTTGAAATAATCCGGTGCTTTTTGCTTCCTCTAAATAATGCAAATTGATAAAAGAGGTTAAAATTGCTCCGCTAATCTTTTCTAATTGTCTGTCTGTTACTGTCATTTTAATTTAATTGATTGATTAATATTAATTTTTGAAATTTCTTTTTTTACTGTTTTTTTGTTTTTAAAATCTGTTGTTTTTGGTAGCGATTTTACAACCCATTTAAATTTTATATAATTTAACTTGAATAAATAAATTCCTTTCGGAGTGCTGTTAATGTAAATTGGAATATCGCCGTTTTTTTTGCTAACATCAACTAAATGTTTATACTTCTTTTTTTCTATAATTAAATCGTCGTAGTGTTTGGCCCTACATTTAAGCTCTATCCGGTGTTTTGTCGCTATGTCGTAGCAGTCCGATTTAGAATAACCTTTGCTAGTATCAACCAACAATTTATAATAGCTTACAGATAGCCATTTAAACAAGTCCGCCTCTTTCCATTTAGATAGCGGTTTACTTGTTGCCATCTTGAACGTATTTTTTTAACGCCTGAAATTCATTTGTTTGTAAAGTTTGTTTGATATTAAACTCAAATAGCTCACCTCCTTTGGTCTTTGCGCCTAACTCCATTTGTCCGTTAGCCGGTGATTTGTATAAATAATACTCTATGATCCCTTTAATTTTATAATAACATTTTGGTTTATTCTTAAAATTGTAATCGTTGATAAATCTATCAATGAATTTAATTCCATTTTTGTCTGTGTTTCTAAATTTTAAAATGCTTAAAAAGTTCTTTGACCAAAACTGATCCTCTCTTAATTCTTTAGCGACATTGTAAACATCTCGTAAATCGTATTTATCAATTCTTTGAATTTTATCTAAACATTCTAACCATTTAATTTCTTGCGCCTTTGTTTTTGGTCTATAATTGACT